CGCGCAGCAGAACCTCGCGCGTCTGGGCCAGCCCGTTCCGCCCGCCGATCTCGCGGCGCAGAAGGCGCAAGCCGACGCGGCCAGCTCCGCCGCCGTGGCGAACTATCTGCGCGCCACCCAGCCGCCGCCGATGCAATCGACCATGCCCATAAGCTGCAGCAGCTACCGCATGGGCAACAGCGTGCAAACAGACTGCAGATAGACCGGCGACGCGCTCCCGATAGCAGCCCGCCTCGCGCGGGCTTTTTTGCGCCTGTCCGCTAGGGACTTTCCCGTATCGGTGCTTTTTTTCTCAATCAATATCGGAAATCCGTTGACAAGGAAAATCGGAACGCCGATACTGCTCCCACACCGCCACCCAACAGGCGAGATAACCCCTAAAGGAGCAGGAGAGCATGGAGCAATCGGATCAAGGACATCTGGCCGCGCCCCTTGCCGGTCGTGCGCTTCGCGCGCTCACAGTAGATGCGCCGCTGCACACGCCGGGGCCGTGGTCGTGGCAGGCAAGCGCCGCGCATGGCTACCGCATTCGCACAACTGCCAGCACATCGAACGCCCAATGGGGAAGCGGAGATGTTGCGGTGGTGTTCTTCGCTGGGAACGGGCGTAGCACAGAGCAGTGCAAGGCGGACGCCCGCCTGATCGCCGCCGCTCCGGATTTGCTGCGGGTAGCCGAGTTGGTTATGAGTTGGCTCGATGAGGAGCCCGGCGCGCACAAGCTGAGTGATGCCGCGCGCGCCGCCATCGTCAAAGCCACCGGGAGCGCGTCATGACCCCCTCCAACATCTTCGGCGCAGCCCTGGAGCGCCTGAACCCCTCCAATCTCTTCGAGCCCGAAGGCGAGCCGATCCGGCTGGGCGGCACGATGCTGCAGGCGCGCAACGACGAGCACCGCACCACGCGGCGCTACAGCGGCTTCGGCCTGGACGGCACGGCGCGCGTTCACTGCACCTGCGGCTGGAGCGGCCCCGAGCGTGAGCAGTCCGACGACTTCATGTCGATCAAGCTCATGGGCGACGAGCGCAACCACCGCGAGGAATCGCGCTGCATCGAGCGCAGCGACTTGGCGCGGGAATGCGAGGTGGTGCGATGAGCGGCGACTTCGTCAAGGTTCGGACGGCACACAACGTCTGGTCGGCCATCCACACGAGCCACTGTGACGAGCTGGCGGTGTTCGCCTCGTTCAGCGATCCGACCGGCACGTTCAACGGCGGTCCCGGCGAAGAGGGCCGCATGGAAACCGGCTACGGCATCAAGGGAACGGACTACCCGATTCTGTGGGCGCGCACCACTTGGCGCATTGACCCGACGGACTCCCATGCTCGCCACGACGAGAAGCACGAGTACTGGCTGTGCATCGCAAAAGCCGGAGATGAGGCATGACCTCACAACGCAGCTACAGCGGCGATGCGGCGAGCGATGCCGAACTTTCCGGGAGCCAGCTTCAAACGCTGTGTGCCGCGCTGGGCTGGCAGGGCGGCACCTACTGGCAGGTGGTCGACGAGATCCGGCGCCTCAAGTCGGCCAGCGACACCTCCCTTACTCACGCCTACGCCGAAGGCCGGGCAGATGAGAGAGAGGCGCTGTATTCCGTCCTGCCGCCTTCCGCGATGGACTGGCTCACGTCGTCTGAGCCGCACTGCGCAGAGTCCAGCGAATGGCAAGCAGGCTGGGATGCATGCCGCAACCGCGTCAGGACACTTGTTGACGCCGCCCTCTCCTCCTCCCCCTCCCCTGCGAGAGAGGAAGCGACAACCGAGCGTGAAGAGGCCAAAAAGGCTCGGCCGCCGTCTGACGCTGAACCTTGGGTCGTCGCCGACGACACGGGTGTGCGCGTCACATTCAGCACCGAAGACGCGGCATGGCGCTATCGCAACGAATACACGAACCGGCTGGAAAACCCGACCGTGACTCACGAAGCAGGAGAAGACGCGCGGGATGCGGCTCGGTGGCGTGCGGTCGCGTCTGCCGTATCCGAACTCACGCTGATGCTGCACTACAGCAGGCCGGATCAGCGCGCCTCAATTGTCGACGCCGCCATCGCGACCAAGGAGCAATCCAAGTGACCAACCAACCCTCCCCGCTTGAGCTGACCGACGAGCAGCTGGCCGCCGAAGGCGAAGCCGTCGCCATGCGTATTGCGCACTCCTCACTTCCAGTTCGCGACGCGGCTGTCGTCACTTCGCTGGCCGCACGGCTGGAAGCGAAAGCCTGGGCCGGGCAGATGTTGCGCGAGCGGCTGAACAGGAGCGCGCAATGAGCCCCCAACGCAAGCGCATGCTGGGCGGCATCGCCCCGGTGATCGACTTGATCCGCCTGCAGTGGTATCGCTGGGCACTTCGGGAGATTCACCCCATGCACCCGGACGTCCCTCGCATCGTCCGACGCATCAATCAGCTTGAGAGGGATGCGTGATGGCTTTCGTCAACGTCCACGGCGAGCCGATCGACATGAGGGATCTGGCAGCAAAGGCCCCCGCACACCGCGCGGTCCTAGGCGCGCAAGACCGCAGCAAGCGCAAGCCGACTGTGCCCAAGGGCTACGCGGCACTTCCCGGCTCCGGCCCCGAGGGCAAGACGTGCAAGGACTGCAAGCACAAGCACACCATGAGCAACACCGGCAATAAGAGCTGGATCAAGTGCGACCTGATGCGCGCGGCCTGGACACACGGCCCCGGCTCAGACATTCGCGCCGGATCACCCGCTTGTCGTCGCTTTGAGCCGAAGGAGGCCGCATGACGCACGCCCTTTGCAGATCCTGCGAAACCGCCCTGACATGCAGCCGTCGAGGCGAATGCTTCGAGCCCATCGAATGGCAGGCCGCGCATGGCGTGGTGTCCGTCGAGGAATACGACGACTTCACCCTCAGCCGCACGCTGAGCTGTTTTGCGCTTATCCGCTATTTGCTTATCGCCATTGCCAGCGTTGCCGCCTGCGCCTTTGTCGGCGGGGTGATTGCTAGGTGGATGGCTTGAATTAACCGGAGAGAACAACATGAACACTGACGTTGCCGAGGTCGCTCGCACGGCCATTGTGCCGACCGGGAGTGCCAATCCCGCCGCCCTCGTCCTCTCGCACGCGAAGACCGTGCAGGAAGTGATGAAGTCGGTGATGAAGCAGAACGTCCACTACGGCACGATCCCGGGCGCTGGCGACAAGCCGACCCTGCTCAAGTCCGGCGCCGAAGTGCTCTGCATGACGTTCCGCATCGCGGACAGGTATGAGGTTTCGGACCTGTCCGTCGCGGGCTCGATCCGCTACCGCGTGACATGCATCGGCGAGCACCAGACCACGGGCGAAGTCCTCGGCTCAGGCCTGGGCGAATGCTCCTCGGACGAGGAGAAGTACCGCTGGCGCAAGGCAGTGTGCAAGGAGGAATTCGAGGCGACCGAGCCCCACATGCGCCGTGTCAAGTTCGGGCGCAAACAAGGCGGCCACTACACCGTGGAGCAGGTGCGAACCGAGCCCGCAGACCTCGCCAACACCGTGCTCAAGATGGCCTGCAAGCGCGCCAAGATCGCGATGGTCCTGAACGTGACGGCGGCGTCCGACATGTTCAGCCAAGACCTCGAAGACCTCGACGCGGAGCTTGTGCGGCACCTGGCCGAAGACGAGCGCGAAGCGCAGATGCAGGTCGTGCGCGACGAATGGGCCGCAAAGGCCGAGGCGGCGGAATCCGAAGAAGCGCTGCGCAAGGTTATGCAGGAGGGCGTGAAGGTCTTCCAGGCCGCGCGTGACAGGGACGGCTACTCCGCTTTCGCCAAGTCCGTGCAGAAGCGCGGTGCCGAGCTGAAGGGAGTCCCCAATGCGTGACGTCAATTTCCGCTGCTCGTCGCTCGGACGCCTGATGACGGAGCCGAAGTCCAAGAGCGAAGGACCTCTTTCGGTCGGCGCGAAGACCTATATCCGCGAGCTGGCCGCACAGGAAATCTTCGGGGTCGAGTTCGAGATCTCCAGCAAGGAGATGGAAAAGGGAATTCTGGTGGAGCCCGACTCCATCGCCCTGTTGAATTCCGTCCGTGGCCTGTCGCTGGAGAAGAACAAGGACCGCCGAACCCGCGACGGCCTGACCGGCGAATGCGATCTTTTCGACGCTCCCCGCCCCCGCGGGCACGACCTGAAATCGTCCTGGTCCCTGCGCACCTTTCCCATCTGCGTTGCCGACTGCAAGGACAACGCCTATGAATGGCAGATGCGCGGTTACATGGCCCTGTGGGATGCCGACGAGTGGGAGGTGAACTACGCCATGGTGGACACGCCCGAGCACCTGATCGGCTATGAGCCGATGGCGCTGCATGTCGTGGGCCATATCCCCGAGTACATGCGCCTGACCACCTGGACGATCAAGCGCGACGCCGACAAGGAAGCGGCCATCTTCGGGCGGATCAAGGCCGCGCGCGAGTACTACGCCGAGGTCATCGCCGAATTCGATCGCTCGCATGTGCTCTTTGCCGAAGAGGCCGAGGCCGCATGAACTGGATCGCGCTCAACGCCCGGCCGCGCGAGGAAAGCTCAAGTGCCGGGCACCTCACCTTTCAAACGATGCCCTTCCCGAACTACCCGCAAATGTCCCAAGCCGAGGACGAGCAGATCGCAGAGCTTTACAGCTTCGGTTATTCGCAGCCCGAAGTCGCGCGCCGGGTGGGTCGTTCGCGAATGGCAGTGCGCCGCGCACTCAAGCGCCAGGGCATCGAGTCGCGCACACCCAAGCAAGCGCAGCGCGAATGGCTGGACAGCCAGCGAGTGAAGGACGTTCGCAAGAAACCAGTTTCGTCTGTTTTCGAGCTTGGCGGATTGCGCAATACGGCTGGGTATTGAGACGGAGAGCCCCATGAACAACACAGTCCCCATCGAATACGGCGAATTTGTCGGACAGCCGGTAGAAGTGCCTGCAATGCGAGTGGCGGGAGTGCTGCAGTGGCAGCCGATCGAGACGGCGCCGAAGGATGGAACGGAAATTCTCGGGTGGCGAGATGACTGCGGGCCATTCATGGTTAAGTGGACATGCGTGAGCGACCTGCGCACCACCAGCGACAAGGACCGCGACGAACTGGACGAAGACGTCCTTTTCTCTTGGGACTGGTTCGGAGGCGATGCCGAGGGAAACTTCCGCGCTGACGGCAGCGAAGCGCCAACTCACTGGATGCATCTGCCCGCCCCTCCCGGCGCCGCTCCTTCTCCCATCACCGATGCACCGGCCATCCTGCCAGAAGCCGAGAAGGCAGATGCGGTGGATGCGAAGCGGTATCGGTGGCTGCGCGAGAGGTGTGAAATTCAAGAGTGGGTTGACTTCTACACCGGAACCGACGCCGAAACACTACAAGGCATGGACGCCGCCATCGACGCTGCCATCGCATCCCAGGAGAAGCCGCAATGATTGAACCCACAGACGAAGGCGAGATCGTCCTTGACGCGTTTCGCCCGAACTACTCGGCGCGCTGCGAAAACTGCGGACAGTCGCCGACCGTGGAGGGCGTGAAGGACGGGAAGGTCGTCTACAGCTCCGACATGTGCGGTCCCTGCACGTTCGGCAAGGCGGCGTGTCTTGATCCGGAGGAGTGGAACAAATGACTGAACCCACAGACCGCGCCGAGCGGATGCACCTTCGCCGCTGGTGCGACTACAGCAACTGCCTCACCAGCGAGTGCGACCACTGCAAAGCGGCGCTTGACCGCGAAGTCGAAGCCTCCCGCCAGCGCCCCGCCGCGCAAGCCGCGAGCGCGGAGCCGGTGGCGTGGATTGCCGTGACTGAGCGGATGCCGGAAGACGGCGCGCAAGTCATGACGCTTCGCCCCCGCGAGGAATGGATGTGGGACGACAACGAGCGCTACGGCATGGACATGCGCGACGACGGCGTATGGGTCGCACACAACAACTCCCGTGAGCATTTCGAGGCAGTCGGCGGCGCTGGAGCTACCGGCCCGGGCGAAGTTTGCACGGGGCCAGCTGAAGAGGCGCCCTATACCCATTGGGCGCACCTTCTTCCGCTTCCCGACGCCCGCGCCACTCCCCCAGGAGAGCGCCCCGCCGCACCAGCACAGGCAGCGGTGACGGATGCAGAGCGAAAGATCGCGGCTGCTTTGCAGCGGATCGGATTCACCTTACTCAAGACAGGCGACAGCTATGACGTTCGGAAGTTCGGCCCGATCACTGCCCAAGCATCCCCAGCACAGCCCTCTGGTATGTCGGCATCCGACGCGTGGCGCTGCGCCTGCGGTGCCGCCCTGTATATCGATGCGGAAGGCAAGCCGCGCAGCAAGGCCGCTGATGGCGTGAAAGGAACCGACCATGCCTGAATACACCGCCCCGCACCCGGCGCTGCAAAACGCGCTTTTCCTCTACGCAACCGGCACGGATGGCGCAGCGGCGAACCTGATTCGCGGCTGGTCCTTGCTGGTTGACACGGTTGTGTCCGAAGTCGCGGGCGACAACTGGCCCGAAGCGCTGGCCGACCTGGACGAGTGGCAGGACGATGGCTGGGGCGTGCCGCATCACTACTACGCGCCATTCGAGGATGGCTACATGCACATCTTCACTGTGCGCGAGCCTGTCGCCGATGGCGTGCGAGGCGGTTCACCGGATGCGCAGCAGGCGTGTAACGCGCCGATGAAAGAGCAAGCACTGCGCGATCTCGCCTTGATCGAGGACATCTGGGACATGGCCCCGGACCTTCCCTACACGAAGCGACTTCGCGAGTTCATCAACGCCGTCCCCGATGGCGTGCGGGAGGATGGCAATGGCTGAGAACGAACGCACAGGCCCGTGGCGTCTGGACCTGATCGAGCCGTCGCCCGTGAACGCGGCGATGTTGAAAGCATGCCTTGCGAACCCGGATGGATTGATCGCCACCACGATCCCCGTCGGCGAGCTGCGCAAGTTCTGCGAAGCATTCGCAGCCGCCCTTGGCGTGCCGGCGTGTCCCGGTCAGACGTTTCCGCCGGAAGACGCTGATGCAGCAGCGAAGAAGGACGCATTCGATGAAATGGAGGGAAAGTAGATGACCGAGAAATACGCCGAACTCGACGAGGCGATCGTACTGAAGATCGGGGTCGCCAAGGCCCGCACCTTTCATCAGATCGCGAGCGGGGATCTACGGAGGATGGCCGATGCTATCGCGACGCCGGATCGCTACGGGGATCGCCCAGGCTGGCGCGTAATCGATCGGCGGCTGCAAGCTCTTCGCAAGTCAGGGAAGCTTTCCTATTCCCGAAATACCGGATGGAGCGCGGCATGACCACATCCCCCGACAAGCTGCTTTCTATCGCAAGAGAGAGCGGAGCCGAAACCGGCGCGTGGATCGATGAGCCTTCTGTGACGTGGGTTCAGTTCTACTGCTTGAAAGACCTCGCGGGATTTGTTGAGCGTATCCGCCAGGACGAGCGGGAGCGGGTTCTGAAGGCCGCCAAATCGCGATACGACCACGAGGCGAAGGGCGCGGCGCATCACGCGGGGCGGTGGCACGCAGCCTACGAATACCACATGACCCGCCAAGCGGCGATGAGCGACATGCTGGACGCCATTCGCTCTATCAGCACCACCGAGAGTAAAGGGGATGCGAATGAGTGATAGCAAGAGCGAATTGCCCGGCGGCTACAAGTGCACTGGCTGCGGCCACTTCAATCCATTCGTGCCATACGTGTACGGGCATTGGCGCGACGAGTTGATCCATGCGTGCGCCGGTTGCGAGTTGCGCCATGTCGTGGTCGCTGGCTCCGCACGCCCTGAAGCGGAGGCCAGCCATGAGTGATGCACAGCGAGAGGGGCAACAGCAGATGAACGAAGCTGACGCACTGCGCGCCTACTTCGACGCACACATGGAAATGCATGCGGCCATCGACTCAGAGAAGTTCGGACGCGCCTATGTAAAGGCGAATCGGGCCCGCGACATGCTGCTCGAACTGGCGCGTCAGCGCATAGGGAGAGGGTGAGTGATGAATCTGATTCGCAAGCTCTTTGGCCGTAAGCCCGTCGAGCCAGTCGATCACGTCGTGCTCCGCATGAACGACAACGAGCACCTGCTCAAGCAGGTTACTTGGCACGGCTCGATCCCGTTTGCAGCGCCCTATCTGCCTCAGACGGCCTGCGAGCTGCTGCCCGGCGGCAAGGTGATCGGCCCGTGCTATGTCAAGGCGTGGCGTCCGGCGACTCCGCGCATGTCGGATTTCCACGACGCGCGCACTCCCCCGCAGGACTCCGGGAGCAGCAAATGAGCGACCTCTGGCTGTCTGATGATGAGCTGCGCCACGCCACGCACCGGGCCCGCCCCTCGGCGCAAGCGAAGGCCCTCCAGCGCATGGGAGTGCCCTTCCAGCGCCGACCGGACGGCTCGCTACTCGTCGGGCGCGCGGCCATGACGGCGGCGCTGTCCGGCAGTGCTATCGTTAACCCCAAGTCCCCCGCCAATGGCCTGAACTGGAGCAAGCGCGCATGATCCGCCCCCGTGACCGGCTGAGCGCACACGGCCTATTGCCGCGCATGGAGGCCCGCCCCCGCAAGGACGGCAAGGTCACGTACCGCTTTCACCCGATCGACGGCAAGCCGCTCAACCTCGGGACGGACAGGGACGCGGCCATCCGCCAGGTGCTTGACCTGAACTCGCGGGCGCCGGACGCCGGAACCATTGGCAACCTCTGGCGGCTGTACGAGAAAAGCCCAGCCTTCAAGCAGCTGGCCGAAGGCACGCAGGACTCCTACCGCGACCTGTGGAAGCCGCTGGGCAAGGTATTCGCCAAGGGAGTCGCCTCGCACATCCGGCCGGCAGACGTTGCTCGCTATCTGCGGGTCGAGCGCGCCGATGCCCCGGTCACGGCCAATCGGGAAATCGCGCTGCTGTCCAACCTGATGAATCTCGCGGTCGAGCGCGGGGAGATCGACGCGAACCCCTGCAAGCAGGTGCGGCGCAACAAGGAGCAGCCCCGCTCGGAGGCGCCGGAATCGGCCGATGTGGACGCGCTGGTGAAGTGGCTGACCTCGGCCACGCCGCAGCGCCGGGTCATTGCCCAGATGGCCGAATTCGCGGCCTACAGCGGCAATCGGCGCGTGGAGTTCCTGCGCCTCACGCGCCATCAGATCGACCGCCAGCGGGGCCGCATTCGCGTGCAGCGGCGCAAGCAGCGCGGAATCGTGGTGTGGGAGGAAATCGACATCGGCGAGCGCATGGCCGACCTGCTGGACCGCATCGAACTGGACGACTCGCGCGAGTGGGTTTTCCGCAACAAGTTCGGCAATCCCTACACCGCAGCCGGGTTCAAGGCGATGTGGGGAAAGCTGATGAACAGGGCCCTGGAGGACAAGGTGATCGCCAAGCGCTTCACCTTCCACGACCTGCGCGCGTACTACGCCACCACCCACAAGGCTGAGCGCGGCGCGCTGCCGGACCTGCACAAGAACCCGGCGACCACGGCCCGCATCTACGACCGCAGCAAGACGGTCAAACGTGGCGCGCTGTGATGGGAACGACAACCCGCGAGGCCGCATGGATGCTAGGGTCGAAAGCGCCCGAAAATTCCCACAGGCACCCCGCCAGCCCGCGCCCGTGCTACATTCGCGCCTCTGATTGTGATTCTGGTCGTCGTGGGTTCGAGTCCCATCAGCCACCCCAGCATTTAAGCCGTTTCCGCGCTACAGAACATGTAGCAGTGGGAACAAAAAAAGGGCTCCGTGGGAATTTAGCGGCGCTCCTTGCCCTCTTCCTCCCCTGCTTCGCCCTTGCCGCCCCGCCCGGGGAAATCTCCGCCCGATCGCACGGCCTGAGCGCCACGGCCTATGAAACCACTGGCTGGGCGCTGTGCTCCGTTCGCTATCGCGGGGTGGAGTACATCGACTCAGCCGATCACGGAAGGTGCCTGCAATCGGCGGTGTCTTTCGACTGGATGGGCGAAGCGTTTAATCCGACCGAGGCCGGGAGCGTGCGCGATGGGATGACCAGCAACGCCAGCACGAGCCAGCTTCTGGAGCTGATCGACGGCAAGGAATCGCTCGCCAGCGAGGTCCGGATGGCCTTCTGGCAAGGGGGCCTGAGCGGCCACATCCTGCGCAAGTGGATCCGCGTCGGCTTCGGCGACAGGAACATCATCGAGCACTCGATCGCCTTCGAGCCGGCCGCGGGTGAGGTTCACGGCATGGGCCAATACGAGATCCTGACGGGCTACCTGCCGCGGGGGCTCTCGCACTTTCGCAGCTACGACCCGGCCACCAGAACCCTTGCCGAGCTGTCGGACGGGCCGGGCGAGCAGGCGCTGCCCGTCATCCTGTGCACGCCCGACGATCGCGCTTGCGTCGGCGCGTTCTCGCCCTCGCCTCTTGTCGGTGGCGGATACGGGCGCTGGCGATTCCCGGACTGCGTGAAGTGGAACATGGTCGCGCGCTTCACGAACCCGAAAGGGACGTATCGCTTCCGGGTGTTCTCGGTGTATGGAGACCTGGGGGAAGTGAAGGCGGATTTAGACTGGCTGCACGCTACGCAGCGATGAAGGAGTGAGGAATGAGCGAGTTCGACAGAAAAGAGCGCCCGTCGCATGGAAGCAAATGCGACTGGTGGAAATGCGCTCGCTGCGGCTGTTGGTTTGGGGTGAACGAGACAATGCACGGCTGCTACTCAGGCGCCGCGCTCAACCCACCATTGCGCGGATTTTTTACCGCTGCCCAGGAAGTAACTCCCGCGCCGCAGGAGCCGAAATGACCCAGCTACCAGAGGGATTGCCGAAACTGCCCGCCGCTTGCCCCTGACCGTTCGCGGCGCTACACTGCGAGTGTCGTACCACAGACGCAGGCGACAGTGGGCTCCTACCCCCACCGAAACCCGAAGCAGGCCCTTAGCTCATAACTAGGGGCCTTTTTCGTTGGCAATCTAGTTGCCGCCATCCGTGCGCTGAAGGCCGAGGGCTGAATCAGGCCGCTTTCGGCGCCTTCACCGCAGCCACGAACAGATTGAAGATCGGCGCGACGATGGGCCATGCGGCTTCCATCTGCGCTTCGATCGCCATGGCCTGGCCGATGAAGTCCTTCACGGCTTGAGCCTTGGAGCTGCCGGGCATGTCGCCCATCATCTGCTCGATGTTGAGCACGATGGCCTTGATGTCGTCCTTGTGGGCGGCCAGGAACGTGATGATCTGGATGGCGATGGAAAGAGCTTGCATGGGGGAATCCTTTCAGTAATTGCACTTGACGGAGATGGCCGCACCGTCGATGCAGCCGATGAAGCGACGACTACGCGCCAGGGCCTCGCAAATCGTCTTGGGAATTTCCAGCGGGCTCAGGCTTGGCCGGCAGTCCGCGATTGGGGCTGGAGATGTAGTGCTGCACGCCGATGTACACAGCAGCAATGCCGCCAGCCAGCAGATTCGCCACGTCGGGCGTGAGCCAGCCCAGATCGAAGCCGAACTGAGGCGCCGCGTTGCCCAGCGCCGTGATGAGCGCGGTGATCGCCAGAATGAGCTTGTCCTTGTCATGGAGCACCTCTGGATCGGCGATGGCCTCGCCGCGGCGGAAGAGGGAAAAGAGGGTGATGAGCTTGTTCATTCGTGGTCCTCAAAATCGAACGGGTTGGAGATCGCGTCGGCGAACGCTTTGCAGCGCAGCCACGCGGCCAGGATCAGGACGGCAATCAGGAAGCCGAGGGCGATGAGAAGCGGCGTCATGCGAACTCCAATGCCTCTTTGGCAGCGGCGTACAGGCCCAGCCTCTGGGGATAGCCGTTCAAGCCGCCGTTGATCGTCTTGGTGATCCGCTCGAAGGCTCCGGCGTCGGCCAGCTCGTTCAAGCCATGCTCTTTCCAGAACCACGCGGCCGAGCGCGCGGCGTTCACAGGCTCGGATAGAAGCTCTGGCTGCGCGATGAAGTCTTGGCCCAGCGCCTGCGATGCCTTCACATAGTTCGCGCGGCCGGTGACTTGGATCAGCCCCCTGCCCCGGAACTTGAAACCGTCGCCCGGCGCGATGTTTCCCAGGTCGTAGCGCGTCTCGTAGCGCCGCTGCGAATCGGTCGGCCCCCACAGCTCCACCAGCCAGTGCAAGCCGCCGCTTTCGTGGCCGATCTGCGCGAGGAATGCCGCCTGCCGCGCCGGGGTATCGATGCCGAACTCCTGCATCGCGGCGTCAAGGATCGGCGCGAACTCCTGTGCGCGATCAAAGCGCGTGCAGCCCGTGCAGGCCATGACTTGCTGCGGGGTCATGGCGTCCACCTGATGTGAGACAGGCCCCAGGTGATGAAGCCCCCGAGCGCCGAAGCCGCCCCGCCCAGGGCCACCAGCAAGCGCCAGCCCCCCTTTGCCTCTGCCAGTTGAAGCCGGATGGCCTGCATGTCCTCGGACATCGTCTGCAGGAGCAAGGTTTTCTGCCGGTCGGATTCCAGAAGCTGCGTAACCTGCGCCCGGATCTGCCCGAACTCCATCGGATCGATAACGCTCATCTGCGCGCCCTCCTGTCGGGCTGTCGTTGCGGGAAAAGAAAAAGGCCCCGAAGGGCCGCTAGCCGAAGACGCCCGAGGGCGTTACGGGATGGATCTCGTAAGCCTTCCACGCATCGGGCAAAGTCCCGAGCACGTTCACATGCCAGCCTGCGATGAGAGTCGGCGCGGTGATGACGTTGCCCTGCTCGTCGTAGGTGCCGCCCGAGTACATCGGGCCGATGATGCGAATCGCTTGAACACCATCAGGCAAGGGTGAGCCGGTTTCGCCTTGCGGCTCGAAGCCAGCGGGAAGCGTGGCCTCGAAGCTGGCTTCGTCGGGGAAGCGAAGGTAGAGGGTGATGCTCATTGGGTCAGCACCTGAAGTTGGGCGTTGGGAAGGCGCGTCGGGTAATAGCGGAGGCGGCGAATGTGGCCGTTCAGCGACTGGATGCCAGCGCCATTGCCAAGTTGCAACTGTGTAACGGTCGGAACTGCAGCACCTCCACTAGCCGGAACGGCGCCGTCGGCTGTCGCAGCGAAGTCGTTCGCCGCATACGCAATAGCCAGTTTCGAAGATGAGACGTTCCCAGAGATGTTCGTGCCCGCCCATGACGTGGTGCCGCCCGCGATAACGATGCTGTTCCAAAACGTGTTCGCGCTGCGTCGAAGCTGGATTCGGTTATTGCCAGTACCGTCATCGGCGGACAAGATCGCGTAAGCGAGCCCAGACGGTGGAACCGGCGCATCGCCTTCGACTACGAACGTCCCCTGCGCAGCGTTGAACCACGACGAGATAGACGCCATCACTTCGCTGTCTGCTGTGCGGGTGACTTGAGCGGTAGTGGTGGGGATGTGGCTCGTAATAAACGAGCCCTGCTGAACGTCGGCGCCTTCCAGGAACGCACCACTGGACCCGTCGCCCGTATAGCTAAATGCGCCAGTGCCATCAATCAATCCGACGCGGATACGCCCGGTAGTGGTGGCGTTGTCGATAACGCCTGTGATGATGCAGCGATAGAGCCCGTTGCCCCAGTTCTCGATCTTCGCCGAGTACCCGGAACCCGTTCCGTATGTATTGACAGCGCCAGCAGTACCCGCCGATAGGTCGAAGATGACGTTGCCACCCGTCGTATTCGTGTTATTCGTCCAAAATAATTGAATCTTCGTGCGCGTGCTGGCTTTCGCGAACACCGACGCCGAGTAAGTGGTATTCGCAGTGATCGTGAAATCTTGCGAAAGATAGTGAGCGCTGGTGGATGTGTCCTCCACCAGCTTGTCCATCGTCGTCGTTCCGAACGGCCCGACTGCGCCATTGGGAGAGACGGTCGAATTAGCCTTGACCCAGCTCGCGCTATCGAATTCCGCCGACCGCAGCAGCAGATTCGTTCTCTGCTCTTCCACCAGCAGCCCTCTAGCTGCAAGCGTCACGGGGTCGTAATCGAACCTTGGAGCAGAGGCAGAAACAATGTTTCCGCTCGAATTGACTCGCGTTCCTCCCGCCCCTCCTGTGATCGTCAGGCGGGAGTCGGCAACTTCCGAGCGAATGAAGTCCAGCGCCATGGATGGCGTCAGGCCATTGCCGGCCCGCAAGCGTCCTATGCCTCTTCGCAATTTGTTCTCCTGGGGAATGCAAAAAGCCCCGAGAGCGGGGCTTGGGGGAAACGAAAAACCCGCCGAAGCGGGTTGGTTAGATGGTGCAGCCTTCGTGTAGCTTGCGTTTGGCCGCTAGGTAGGCGGCGTGGGCTTCTTCTGGAGTATCGAAACGACCTAGCCACTTCAACCGGCCGTCAGCCTTGATGTGAGACTTCCAGCATCGATCGCGCTCATCCCAATACGCTCCTAAAAGCCCGCTCTTTGAATCTGAGCGAGCGCGTCGCTGATTCTGCGAGTTGACCTGTTGCGAGGTGTCTCTCAGGTTAGAGATCCGATTGTCCAACGGGTCGCCGTTTATGTGGTCAATCACGCCAACAGGCCACGCGCCGTAGGTGTGCAGCCACGCCAATCGATGCGCTTTGTAGTTTCTGTGGCTTATGCCTATCAACACGACTTGGCGAACGCCATCGCTGCTGCCGATCCAGCCGGCAGGCGCGCCGTTGTTCGCTTTGCCACTTGTCACCCTCCACGTAAACACGCCCGTCTCCGGGTCGTAGTGCAGCAGCTCGCGCAGGCGCTCGGCAGTCAGCATCAGTGCGGCCTCCCATAGACGGAGGCGGCTAGCGTCCTAAGCAATGCTCTCGCCTCTTCGATCTGCGAGGCGCACCCGTACAGATAGGCGTCCTGCAGGTCGTCGTTGAGGGCTCGAAATGACTCTCCGGCGTTGCCGCAGGTCATCTGAAGCTGAGCCTCAAGCCTCGCCAACAGATCGACGGCGCGCTCATAGATGTCCGCTTTCTTCGCCGTCATGGGCACCACCAGCACGCGGCCGATGCCGGTCTCGCAAGCTGTTTCAACGATCATTTGCAACCCCCTGCTTCTGCGCCTGCTCGAGCAAGCGATTCAGGACGTAGTTCATGCTGCGTTCCTGGGCCTTCGCCTGCCCCTTCAGCCAATTCCTCGCACTGTCCGGAATCCGGACCTGCATAGGCTTGAGAATCGGTTTCGCCATCGCATCACTCCTTTCGAGGTGGAATGATGCCACTCTAATACCAATACCACTCTGATGCCACAATGACCCCTTGGCGTGGTGGGTTTTTGGCATCACAGTCCGCCGCATGGCTGACTACGACAGGTTCAACCTCCGATTCACCGAAGAGGACGATCTACGCCAGCGGCTCGAAGCTGCCGCGAAGAAGAGCAACCGCTCCTTGCATCAGGAAATCATGGCGAGGCTGCGCGCCTCTTTCGAATCGCCCTCCATCGAGTCCAGAGTGGCTAGACTGGAGGAAGAAGTCTTCAAGCGAGGCAAAAAATGAGCCCCGACACGCAGCACGAACTGGGCCACGCCTTCGGAATCTTCATTGGCCCCCTTTTGATCGCGACTTTCCTGGCGATCTGCCTGTGGGTTGTCCGCAAGTTCTTCCCTCGCGCCGAGTGGTGGCTCTTCTCGCCAATCAGCGGCGTTATTCGACGCCTAGCAGGCCGCGCCCGACCGGGATCGCAGATTGCATCCCAGCCTGGGAAAGCAGCTTCTGCCCAATCGGCCCGACATCCAGTAGGCCGCGACTGAAATACGCCTGCCCTAGCGGCGACATATAGGCGGCGGCTGCGGCCTTGTTCCCGAGAAGCAGCGGAATCCCGGTAATCGGGTTGGAGAACATCATCTGCTGCGCGAGCTGGCCGCTGGTCGGGTTCGGGATGCCCTTGAACGCCTCGCCGATGCGCGCGATGTCGGCCAGCTCGCCATTAGCCTTGCCCGTCCGCAAGCCCGGTCCTTGAGCGCGAACAGCCGCAGCAGCACGCGGCGCGCTCACGTTCCCAGCTTCCGCGACGTTTGACTTGGTGAGCGTCTTGAATGCCTTCCATTGCTGCCGCGCGAGATCCCATGCCTCTTGATCGGCCGCGCTGAGACTGCCCTTTGCGGCGTCGTCCAGTGCGCTGTATAGCTGCTTGTACGCCTGCCCGGTCGTGGCGTCGCCTGACTTGAACGCGCTTTGGGCTTCGTTCGCCAATGCGGTGCGAATCTCCTTGTACGCTTTGCCGTCCAAGTTGTTCGCCGCCGCGAGGTCCAGCCCCTTGTCGATCAAGCCATTGATCTTCGTGTTGGCGAAAGCGCCGCGCGCCGCGTTGTCTGCGTCGATTTTGGCTAGGGTGTTGATGAACCCGCCGCTGAGGTCCGGCTTCGTGATTGCACCGAGCCGGTCAAACTCGTCGCCGATGCGTTTTTGGGCAGTCGCCATCACGCCTTCATCCAGAGAATCGGCCGCTTCGCCCATGGCCTTTGCGCCAGCGCGATTGAGCGCGGTCTGGTTGGCCGTCGCGACCTTTTGCATCGTTCCTGAGGAACCCGGCGTGCGCAGCAGGTAGTTCTCGAACGCCTGCATTCCGGGGTTCTGCGTGATTTGCGCAGGCGTCGGTCTATAGCCGATGCGATCGGCGGCATTGAGCGCGGTGTCAGACACTCCCTGCGCACCAACACCGGCCGGCTTGAGCACTCGTGCAACTGCCTTGCCTGCCACATTGCCGGCAGCGCCCGCCGCGGCGTCGGCTCCCGCCCTCTTCAGGCGCTCCTCGGGCGTGCCGTAGGACAGCAAGGATTGCAGCCCGGACACGCCCGCGGAGGCCAGCATGGACGTGCCGCCTGTAAGCGGCAGCGCGGCCAGAGTGGGCGCCGTTTCCGCCACTCCCGTCACGAAAGGGTGAGCCTCTTGCAGCGGCTTGTAGATGCGGTCCTTTTCGGCCTCGTCCGCCGCCATGCTGTCTAGCGTCTTCCGGTCGTTCGTGGCGTAGTTATAGGCTTGCCGCATGCCCTGAACGAGCTTGTCCGTGCCGCGACCTGCCGCAATCAGCGCGGTTTCCGCAATGCCCGGCACCTCGGGTGCGGCTTGAGCCTGCGACTGCGATTGCGCCATCAGGCGTTTCACAGTGCCTTGGACGACCGTAGGGTTGGTCCCGTCCGGGAACTCCAGGCGGCGACCGTCAGCAAGTTCGGCGTAGAGCGGCATATCAGTTCTGGATCAGGTTGCCGTTGGCGTCAAAGCGTAGGACATTCGGCGCTTGCCGAGCCGGAGGCTCTTGGACGCCGAGGAACGGAGCGATCGCAGCAGCGTTCGGCATCGAGGCGAGCGGCTTAACCTGCTGGTTGTAGTTCTGGATCTTGAAGCGGGCCGAGCGGTCGAGGATGCCGCCGAGCAGCCGCAATTCGGGCACCGTCATGCTGTCCACATCGCCGGATGCAGCACGCTTGATGATCGAGCGTTCAGCCTCCGTGATCTGCCCTTGGCCCTTCATCTGCTGCGCGCCGTCAAGCTCAAGCTGCGCGAGCGACTGGATTGCCTGCCGCGTGTTGAGCATCTTCTCCTGAGCGTCCTTGCCGCCCACGCCGAGCATGTTCCCGACCTGAAGCCCGTACTGCCGGAATGTCGTACCCGGCCCTGCCATCACCTTGCCGGTGTTGAGCGAGTCCATCAGCCGGTTCACCGTGTTGATCGTCCCGAGCGATGCTTGCGCCTGCCCCTTGGCGTCCGTGAGCCCTTTGCCCAGACCTTCGGCCACGTTCGACAGCAAGCTCTTTTCGGTGTTCACCCCCACGCTCACGTTTGTCGCGCCCGCCTTCTTCTGCGCGGTCTGCCACTGTTCAAACGTGCCGGGGAAGCCCTGCTTCTGCGCGAATTGGTATTCCACGATCGCGGCAGGAGTGGCCTGTTCTTTCGGGTTCGTGAACAGCGGCTTGTACGTGGTTGCGTCAAGCAGCGAATCACCCGCCCCGAGCTTGATAGGCGCCTTCGGTTGCAACGCTGCCGCATAGTCGTGGAACGGCACGACGCCAGCCTTCGCTCCTTGGAATAGGAGATCTTGCGTCGGGGAGACTTGCGGAATGCGCGCAGCATTCGCGTTGGTCGGCCCGCCGCCTGCCGCGAGTGCATTCGCGCCCGCCTGGAATTGCGGCGAAGGCAGATTCGTCAGGAAATCGCGCGCCCGCTGCTGGTCCGATAGCTTGGACTGCGCCTCTTGGAGCTGCGCAGCGCGCAATTGCCGCTCCATGTCGCGGTCTTTTGCTCCACCGAGCAGATTGATCGCGTTCTGAAAGCCAGCCGGTGCGTTACCAGCCATAAGACCGGCCCCTAGGAGACCGATCGCCTGCGCGGAGTCCGGCGCCGCGAACATCTGGTCAAGTAATCCCATTGCTTACCCCCACCACCCAGCTAACTTTCCGAGCGCGGCACCCGAGAGAGCGCCCCCTAAGATTCCTTGCGTCCCCCCACCCTGAGAGCCCGATGCCGTCGTCGTGCCGAAGCCAGACCACGGCGACAGCGTGTTCGTGTACTGCTGGTACGGCATCCATTGGCCCTGCTGCCCGAGGTTGTAGAGGTTTGCCCCGAGCTGCGCGCCGGACTGATCGAGCCCGCGCTGAGCGTTGTAGAAGTTTTGATCCATGCCGTACTGCGTCAGCGCGCGGTTCTGGTCGGCGTTGTAGTTCGACCCGTACAGGTTCGCTAGAGCCGAATCCAGCCCCGTTGCCGCCTGCCCTGCCGCCACGCCCTGCGCGACGCCTTGCCGCGTGCCTCCGAGCCCCCCTACTGCCACCGCGCCCGAGCGGATGTTGTTCATGGCCTGATCGAGGAATTGCTGTTGCTGCGCACGGATCGCGTCGGCTTGCCTGCCTTCGTAGGGGTTGCTCGAAGTGCCGTAACCGCCGCCCGTGCTCGTCATGCCAGTGGTCCCACCCGGATGGCTCGCGAGGTATTCGGGCGAGTTCCTGATGTCGTTGGCGATATCGGCAATCGACGTGGCTCCCGACGCGAGATTCTTCGAGTAAAAGTCCAGGCCCGCCGCGTCAGGAGTGCGGCCAAGCAGGTTCTGATATAGCGCCGAGATGTTCGTTGACGGGGTGGCTGTGGCTTGAGCCATGCCAGAACCTGCACCGCCGCCATTCGCCCTTGCCCAGAATGCGTCCTCTTGGGCGATCTGGGGATTGGACGGGCCGTTGAACATAGACGAGCCCGCACCATTGGTGCCGCCGCCACCGAGGCCCGCTCCCGGCGATGCGCTCAGCCAGCCATTCGCCACGCCCTGCGCCACGCTCGGATCCATCGCCGTGTGCGTCAGCGGCTGCACACCTGCGGATTGCATCGAAGGGCTTGCGCCTAAGTACGCATTGAAGTTCTGCGTCGCCTGCGAGCCGATGTTGTTCAGCGTGTTGTAGAACGAGTTCGGGTCGTAGGGGCTGCCAGTTGCGAGGCCCGGAATCGTGTCGTGCCACTGGCCGAAGGTCATGCCTGCCGGAATGGTCGAAGCCATGTCTCTTACCTCCCGAAGCGCGGCATGGCCGCGAATTGCGCGTAGCCGTTGCCGGCGATGGGTTGACTCAGAAGGCCGAGGCCCGTTTGCGACATCTGCTGCCAGCCTTGCGGGTTGGCGATCTGCTGCTGAAAGAGGTTTTGCGCAGATGGCAGCAAGCCGCCCTGCCCGTAGACATAGGGCTTGAGGGCCTCGGGGATGTCGCGCGTGGTGCTCTGCGAGGTTTGTTGCGGCTGCGAGCCGGCGGCTGCACCGAGGATGGTTGCAGCGGGGCCAAGGATGCTTCCGGCGCCACTCAAGAGCCCGCCCGCACCTGCTGCCGCGCCGGCCGTCCCCGCGACCGTTCCCGCCGCCGCCCCGGCTCCTGCAGCGCCGCTAAGCAAGCTCCCACCGCCTGCCGCCGCCTCGCTGCCATACGGCACGGCCAGGCCGCCGTTGGCAGCGAGCCCCGCCGAGCCCGCATCCAGTGCATTGATCGAGTTGCCCTGCACTGCGAGGGATGGATCGATCGCGCCCTCCGCGCCGCCGAAGCCGAGGAAACCGCCATTGACCAAGCTGCCCGCGCCATACAGCGCGGCAAGCAGCGCGACGCCATCGGCGTTGTCGCTGATCGTGCTCTTGAGCAGATCGCCCACCGAGCCGCCGTTTTCCACCGTGCGCTGCCCTGCGTAGTCCCCGCCCGTGCCATACAGGTCGTACGTCGATCCGGGATTCAGGCCGCTGAAATTGCCCGTGAAGCCCAGAAGCTGAGAGGGGTTGCCCGCATCCTCGCCTGCATGAACGACCGCCGTGGGCGCGAAGCCGCTTTCGTTCAGGCCGTAGTTATTGGCCAGGTACTGCTGCATCAGCTGCGCGTACAGCTCGGGAGTGAGTTGAGGTGGCATGTTTTCCTTTCAGCCGACGAAACTCCAGCCGGAGTTGTCTGCCTTGCGTCGATAGATGCCCTCGCCGGAGCCAGGGTTGAAATCGGAGCCGTCCGCATAGATCACCATCCCCGCGAAGTACTTGGCGGGTTCGGCGTGCAGCACCTTCAGGCTCAGGAAGTCGTTGGCAGATTCCGACGCCTTGCGCACGGCCGCGTGCAACTGCTGGCCGTAGTCCTTCAGCTCCTTCGGTGCGCTCTGGGGAATGGTTGGCGGTGCGAATCGCTGCATCACCACTCCCCATCCGGGTTGAACCAGAGATCCATCGTTCGCAGCGCGGGCGTGTCCGATGCCGTCGTGGTCATCTTCCAAGCCGGATAACGCCCAGACGGAGCGAATGCGCTTACGCGCTGCGTCGTGTTGTGCGTGTAGGTCTGCGCGCTGGCGTAGGTGACGGTGCCGTCCTGCGTCGGTGCCGAGCCGTGATAGATGGATGCCGTGAAGTTCGTGGACGCATCAAAGCGCGGCATGGACTGATGCAGCGTCTTGAAGTCCGTCGAATCGAGATCCATGCCCGTCCGCTCGAGCATGGAGGTGTACGTGCTGCCGAAATCCGTCGTGCCCGAATCCACCAGTCCCGTTTTCGGCGAGCTCGTCCCCACCAGCATCCGCGCGCCCGTGGCAATGGAAGTCGGGACGAAGCCCGAGCAGGCGCAGGTCACGTTGGCCAGATCGCGCTCGCCCCAGGTGTCGTCGTTCCAGTTCCAGACAAGCGCCTTTGTGCAGGTCGATTGCCCCGACTCCGGGAAGCACACCCAGACCTCGTTCGTGTACGGGTTGACCTCCACGAACGTGCGTTTTCGGTTCGTGGAATCCACGCGCGAGCGGAATGAGGCGAGCATCCGGCCTTCGACCAGGCTTTGAGATTCGGCGCCGGCGTGAATGCGGATGTCCAGCGAGCCGGAGACGAACACCTGCCCCTTGGGCGTGTTGGCGATGCAGTTCGCCGCCAGCAGGCCATCGTCCTTGCTGTAGACGCTGGCGTGGCGGAAGTCGAACACCGCGTTGCCGCCGATGTAGGAGATCGAAAAACGACAATCGCCCTTGTAAAGCTGGAAGGTGTCGCCCCACTCCATCCCGTCGATGGCTTCCCGCTCGGAGACGCAATCCTGCTGGCCGGAGTCGTTCGTGGCCGAGGCGGTGAAGTACAGCGGCACCGTGCCGGGGTCGGCCGCCGAGGACCACAGGATTGCGTGGCGGTATTTCGTGCCGCTGACGGTGGGAGCGACGAGGACTATGTAGTTCTTGAACGGGCGCGCCGCGTCTGCCTTGTTGCCGGAGTAGGCCGCCATCGGCACCAGCTTGGACGTGGCAGCCTGATCCCAATAGAAAAGTCCGTCTATCGGGTTGTTGTAAATCAGGACGCCATTAGAGTTGCCCAAGGTGATCTTGTCGTCGACTCCCCCGGTGAAGTTCAGCGTGACCGCTGAATTGACCACGTAGGAGATGGCGGCGACTTGCGCGCTTGTCGCCGTGAATGTCCGCGATTGGCTGGACGTATACGTGAACACCGTGGCCGAAGTGACCGTGATCGTGAAGGTGCCGTTCTGTCCGGTTTTCGGGCAACCCGACATCGTTACCGAGTTACCCGTCGACAGTCCGTGGTTCGTGCTGGTCGTGACCGTGCAAGTCGTCGTGCTCTGCGAGTAGGCCGAGACCGTTTTTGACGCTGACGGGTCCAGCCGCGTGATCTCTGTTTCGGTCGTACCGTCGTACGAATACGCTTTCGTGAGGCCCGCATAGACGAGATACCGGCTCGCGCCGCTCGAATACGCCGCCATGCCGTACGGCGTCTGAGAAGGCGTGTTCACCGTAGCAATGCCGCCCATGCGCTCGGCCTTGCCGTTGCGAAAGCGCATGTTCTGGCAGTCGGACCAATAGCCCGGCGCAAGCTCCCACGAGGGCTGGTCCTTGTTCAGGCCCTTGCCCCAGTCCTTGATCGTGACCTTGACGGGCTTTGTCATCGCGCGACGACCGATAGGGACGAACCGGCGTACTTGCGGTCCTGGTTGTTCTGCTCGATGCGTGCCAGCGCCTTTTCGTACAGCGCGAGCCACTTCTGCGCGGCCGGATCATCGTTGCGAAAAAGCGCCGACTGATGCAGCGAGCCGAACAGATACGCATCCGGAAAGCTCGCCAGGATCGCGTTGGAGGCGTTCGAGCCCGACAGCGCCGTGAACCTGGCCGAATACGTCATGACGACCGAGCCGCTTCCCATCGGCGTCGTCTTGATCGAGCCGCCCGTGATCGTGTAGAACTGCCCGTCGCCCGTGTCGTTGGCGCGCAGCTGGTCGTATTGGTCCGGCGTGACGTAGACCAGCGGGTAGTCGGGCGAGCCGTCCCAGTACACCGAGCGCATCGCCACAAACCCCGTGGGCAGCGTGCCCGTGCCCGCCGTGATCGTGACCGTGGCCGACGTCTCGAATTCCAGCAGCTTGGCGCGCACCTGCATGTCCGCTTCGCACAGGGCGATGAAGTCGGGAACGCTCGCCGTGTAGGAGGTATCTCCCGAGCGATGCTCCCAGCTCGCCACGGCGGTCTGGAGTTCGGAATACGTCGTGATCGACATTTACGCGCCAAACCCGAACGTGAATTCGACCGTGCAGGTGCCCGAATCAGTGATCGCGGCCATGTAGGTGTCCGATTCGTTGATCGAAAACACCTCGGCATAGGAAAAGGGCGTGCCCGGGTTCGGACAGAGCATGTCCGTCAGCGTCACGGCCGTGGTGCCCGAGCCCACGCCGGAGCGGATGCGCGCGGATGCCGTGCCTGCGGTGTAGACGACACGGACAGCCGTGGCACCCTGCGCGACCGCTGGAATCGCCACGTTGGCCGAGGTGGTCGTGACGGTGCGCTGCACCGTGGAGCCGGGGATGGGATGAAAGGGTTTCATGGTTTCCT